AACAGATTATAATGTCAGAAGAAATGAGCAAGTATATTTTGATCCTGCAGAAACCGTTGGTTTAGGAACCACTGCTGGAGTTGGCATTGGAACAACTATTTCGTTTGCAAACCCTGGAGCAGGAATAACTCAAAAATTCATCCCAACAAAAACTCTTTACTTTAAGGGGCATAAGTTTAAAACTGGAGATCAATTAACATATTCTCCAGGAAATGGTGGAACAGGTCTTTATGTTCAAGATGAAACTAACGCTGGAATAGGAACAACCCTCACTGACGGTCAAAAATTATTTGTTGCAAGAATAGATGATAACTTAATTGGAATTGCAACAGTAAAAGTTGGTCTTGGAACAACTGGAACTTTTGTTGGAGCAGCTGCGTCTCATAGAAACTCCTCAACATTATTCTTTAAGGGAGTTGGTGTTGGAAATACTCATAGTTTCACAACAAATCATACTGTTATAACTGGAGATGTTAATAAAAATACTGTTACTGTTCTTGCAACAGAAGAGCATGGACTACATGCAAGTCACAAAGTTGATGTAACAGTAAATCCTGGAACTAGTAAAACAATTATAGTAAAATACAACGAACATAATAGAAAAATTGTATTCAATCCACTAGGATTCTCTTCTACTGGTATTAATACTTCTACTGGTACAATCACTATTAATGATCACAATTTCCAAGGAGGGGAGAAAGTAATTTATACTGTTGGTGTTGGTAGTGACGTTTCCTCTGGATTAACCACTGAGAGCATTTACTACATTTCTAAAGTTGACAATAATAGATTTAAATTATCAAATACTTACTATGATGCAACCAGAGATATTCCAGTTACAGTTGGAATTGCAAGCACTGGATTAACTGGTGGAAATATTAATCCAATTAATCCACCAGCAACTCTTTATAAAGATTCTACAGTTACATTTGATCTTTCAGATTCTTCTCTTGGATATTCTGTTTTGGGATCAAATTATCCTGCATTTGAATTAAATCTCTATAGAGATAAGGATTTTAAAACTATTTGGCAAAAATCTGATAATACTAATACATTTGAATTTACCACGTCAGGTCAAGTTGGATCTGCTGGAGGAAAAGCAGTTTTAGTTGTTAATGATAACCTGCCAGAAATTCTTTATTATAATTTTGATTTAGTTTATGATGCAAGTCTACCAACAATCAAATCTGAACTTTCGGTTGATGATGAAGTTATTTCTGGAAATGAGTTGCTCATAAAAAACAGTGGATATATCGGCACTCATAAAATTAGAGTTGGAACCACTACTTCTTTCCTTTATGATTTGAGCGTATATCCAGAAAAAGCATCATATATTTCATCCACTTCAGAAATAAGTTATGTAACCGATTGTACTCATACTGAAGGACCTATTGCTGAAGTTGAAGTTTTGAATGGTGGAAAAAATTATTATAATCTTCCAGGAATATCAAATGTCAATAGTATTGCTGGAGCAGGTGCTATTTTAGAGGCAAAAAGTTCCACTATTGGTGAAATTAAATCACTCAGACTTCAAGATATTGGATTCAATGTTCCTACCGACACCACTCTAAAACCAAATCTTTTATTCCCACAAACAATTGCCGTTGACACTTTGGCATCTATCGAAAGTGTTGGCATATCTTCTTTTGGTAGAGGATTTTCTTTAGCACCTAAACTTGTTGTTATTGACGGAAAAACTCAACTTCCAGTTGAAGATGTAGATTTAAGAATGACTCTTGGCAAAAATGAAATTGAAATTTTCAGAAATACTAATAGTCTTTCTAATGTTACTCCAACAATTATTCCTACTGGAACTGATTCTGGAGTAGGTATTAGTACGATTGAATATTTCCCATCAACTAAGGATGCACTAGTAACCTTAAAAGTTGGATTTAGTACTGCAAATTCATTCCCGTTTGCTGTTGGAGACAAAGTACTTGTAGAAAACATCAGTGTTGGTGTTGGATCTACAGGTAAAAATTATAATTCATCTGGATATGACTACAAGTTATTTGAACTCACTGAAGTAACTCCCAATCTTGGAGGAATTGGATCTGTCAGATTCAATATGTCAAATTATTTTAAAGATAATGAATTCCCAGGACAGTTTGACGAAATAAACTCTTCAGGAAGAATTACAGCACAGAAGCATTTCCCCCTCTTCAATATCAATCTAGAACTCAGCAATTACATAATTGGCGAAACGGTAACTTCAGATTCTGCAACTGGAGTTGTTGAAGACTGGAGACCTGCTACTGGAATTCTCAGAGTTTCTTCCAATGAGAAGTTTGTAGTTGGAGAGAAGATTACTGGATCTTCTTCTAATTTCTCTTCAGTGCCTTCTTCAGTAGTTTCTTTCGAAACTTACTTGAATCTCAAGGCATCTACAAAAACCGTTAGAGGATGGCAAAGTGATTCTGGAGAACTCAATTATAATCTCCAAAGAATTCAAGATAGTTTCTATTATCAAAAATTCTCATATTCACTTAAGTCTGAAGTTCCATATGATACATGGAATAATGTAGTTTCTTCAACAAACCATACACTTGGATATAAGAAATTCTCAGATTATCAATTAGTATCTTCTAATGATAATTCTATGAAAGTTGGTATTTCGACAGAATTAGGAACGGTTGACTTCGTAAACAATTTGGATGGATTTGTAGATCTCAATTGCGTTCCTGATTTTGATTTAGTTTCTGAGAATAACATCAACTCTGGAACTGTTTCAGATGAAATGATATTCTCTAGTAGAATTTTGACAGATTATTTTGAATCTGTAGGAAATAGAGTTCTTTCTATTGACAATCTTCAAGATCAATTTAATAGCGAACCAAGATCAACTCCTTTCAGTGTTGTTAATACTTTTGATCTGGGATATAGGTCCCATAAGTTTATTACCTATGTACGGGACAAAAGATACACTGCACAAAGACAAATTTTACTCGTTGATTTACTTCATAATGGTAGTAGTGCATATATGAACCAGTATGGTCGAATAGAAACCGCTTACGATCAAGGATCTTTTGATTTCTCTATTAGTGGTTCTGATGGACAATTATTATTCTACCCAACTAAATTTACTATCAATGATTATGAGGTAACCAGTATTGATTATAGTTTGAAATCTGCTCTCGCTGGAATTGGAACAACTAATTTTGGTGGAATTGTAGAAGTCTCAACTGCTAGTACAACTGTCAATAGCGGAGTTACAAAAACTATCGTATCTATTGCGAGCACATACACTTCAGCAAAAGTTCTAGTGAATATTGACGCTGACATTAATGATAATAAGCATGAGTTTGTTGAGTTGAATGTGGTTCATGATGGAACTAATGTTGAACTTTTAGAATATGGAAGGTTAACCACGGGTGGATTTGCAGAATCCTCGGAACTAACTGGACTTGGAACATATTATCCTTATATTGACGGTTCTAATTTAAAAATTGATTTTATACCTGCTGTTGGAATTGCAACCACAGGTGCTATTAATACGATGTCTGTTGGACTTGCAACTGCTACGTCTACTGGCATCTCCACCATATCAATGCAGAGAGCTACATTAACAGCACAGACTACTTCTATTAGTGCATCTGGTTCTCCTGGATTTACCACGGTATCTTCATTCGGCGGAGAATCTGATGTAGCATATTATCTTGTACAAGTCACAGATACTACAAATCATAGAGTTCAGTTGTCTGAGGTGATTGTTGCTGATAGTTATGTTGACACATCTAATCCATATGATACTTTCTTTACCGAATTTGCCAACATTGAAACTCATGCTGGACTTGGAACTTTTGGATCGGTCATTTCTACAGATGGAACTAACTCTTTAGTCTTTACGCCTGAAGAGAGTATTGACACTGTAGTAACAGTATTTTCAAATAGTCTCTGTTTGGTTGTTCAAGATCCCTCTTCGCCAACCCAAATTGATTTCACTAATGGATTAATTCAAACTCAACCAGGAAATTACACTGGAACTGAGTCTGATATTATGAGATCTTTTGGATTGACTCACAATAATGATGAAATTTTTGAAAGATATTTCACTGGTAATGATAGCACTATCGTCGATATAACAAATAATACCATTACTATTCCAAACCACTTTTTTGTAACTGGAGAAAAAATTGAATATTCTCATGTAGGAACTGCTGCATCTGCAATTGGAATTGCAACAACTTCATTCGTAGGAGCATCAAATACTACGTTCTTACCTGGAGAAAATATTTTCGCTATTAAGGTTGATGATAATACTATTAAGATTGCTTCAAGTGCGGAAAATGCCCTTAAGTTCGTACCTCAATTTGTAGAACTTGAGAGTGTAGGTATTGGAACTTCGCATAGATTTGTAGCAACAAATCAAAATGCAAAAGTAGTGGTTGCTATTGATAATGTTATTCAGTCTCCAGTTGTAGCAACATCAGTTACTACTGGTATTTCTACAAATCTTACAGTATTTGATGATTTAGTTAGATTTAGTGGTATAACATCATTCTTCGGATCTGATTTAATTAAAATTGGTGATGAGATTATGAAGATTGAAGGTGTTGGTATTGGAACCACTAACGCTATAAGAGTTCGTAGGGAATGGTTAGGAACTAAAGCTGGTGCTGCAGATACAGGTGCTCTCGTTACTAAAGTTACTGGAAATTACAATATTGTTGATAATACGTTAACTTTTGCAGAGGCACCTTACGGTAAAACTCCTATTGGATCTACGACTAATCCTCCTGATCAAAGAGATTATGAGGGTATTACTACTTCATCAAGTTTCCAAGGTAGATCCTTTATGAGATCTGGAATTACGGATGAGAGTGCAGATTCTTATTCTAAAAACTATATCTTTGATAATGTCAACAACCAATTCAATGGAACTGCTAACGAATTTACTCTGAAACAATCTGGATCAAACATTAGCGGAATTACTGGAGAAAATGCTGTTATATTAATTAATGATATATTCCAAGTTCCATCTGCAACTGAAGACTATACCATAACAGAAACTTCTGGAATTAGTTCTGTTGTATTCAATGGTTCTGTACCACAAGATCCTCTTGGACCAGATGTCGGTATTTCAAGTTTCCCCAAAGGAGGAGTAATTGTATCAATTGCTTCTACTGAAGGATTTGGTTATCAACCTTTAGTTGCTGCTGGCGGAACTGCAATCATTTCTGGATTTGGAACTATTTCTTCTATTAGTATCGGTAATAGTGGTTCGGGATATAGATCTGGAATTCAAACAACTGTCAATGTTGGAGTTGGTACATCTAGTACTGGAACTGGAAACATTGAATTTATCGGAACTGCTGCTATTAGTGGTGGTCATATTGTGAGCATCGCGATTACAAATCCAGGAACAGGTTACACTCACACTAACCAACCTTATGTTGTAATTGACGCTCCACTTTCTTATTCAAATATGCGTCTTTTCTACAGTTCTGATTCCGTCGCTGGAGTTGGGACTGAAGCAACCATCGATGTTGTTGTAGGTCAAGGTTCTAGCGTAATTGATTTTGAAATTCAAAACACTGGATATGGATATAGAGATAAGCAGATACTGACAGTTGCTATAGGTGGTACAGTAGGAATTCCTACCACATCATCTTTCAGTGGAAATGAATTCCAAGTCACTATTGATGAGGTTGCTGATGATAAATTTGGAGGATGGTCTTTAGGAACTTTACAGGTTCTTGATAGTATTGAAGATTTGATTGATGGAGCTAGAAAAGATTTCCCACTTAAATTAAACGGAACAATTACTTCAATTGTTTCTTCTCCAGGGTCTAAAATCAATGTTCAAGATGTATTACTCATCTTTGTTAACGATATTTTACAAGAACCAGGTATAGGATATGAATTTACCGGTGGTAGTGTAATAACCTTTACAGAGTCATTAAAGATTGGTGATAAAGTTACAATTATTTTCTATAAAGGAAATGGTGATAGTGATGTCGTCTTTAGAGATGTCATCGAAACTGTTAAAAAAGGTGATACACTTCAACTTAAGCATATGGCAGGTTCTCAACCACAATCTCTTGAAGAAGATGCCAGAAGTGTCTTTGATGTTCTTTCAACGAATAATGTTGAGACCAATGCTTATTATGGTCCTGGAAACACCAATGATGTAAATCTCAAGAGACCTGTTACTTGGTGCAGACAAACCAACGACAAAATTATTGATGGTATTCCCACTGGAAAAGATAGAGAACTTTACGAACCCATTGTAAGTCCAACATCATATATTACTAAAACTGTTGGTGTTGGTTCAACTGCAATCTACGTTGACAATTTAAGACCACTATTTAATCCACAAAACGAAGCATCTGATCTGGCATTCCAGAAGAAAATAACATTTGTTCCCCAAGAAACTAAGAGTGGCGCAGCTGCTACTGCAGTTGTTTCTGGATTTGGTACTATTTCCTCTGTAGTCATATCCGATGGTGGTGTTGGTTACACCACTGCTACAGTAAGTTTTGGATATACCTCTGCTTCTAGAGCATTTGGTACAGTAACTATAAGTGCTGGTGGAACTGTGACAGGAGTTGCAATTACTTCTCCTGGAGTTGGTTATACCTACACTGATGTTCCCACTGTGCTGATTTCTCCCCCAGGTCACAATGAAGAAGAAACCACTGTAGATGCCTATACTGGTGATAATGGAATTATTGTTGGTTTTGGAACTACTGCTGGTCCACAACTAATCTTCGATATTCATATTCCATATGATTCTTTCCTTAGAAACACTGTTGTTGCTGGAACTGCAGTTACTCTTACATCTATCGATGTAAATGATTACTTTGTTGTTAAAAATTCTAATGTTGGAGTTGCAACTACTTTTGTCGATGGCATTTATGAAGTTGCGAGTACTGAATTTTTAACTAGAGATGTTGTTGGAGTATCTACTCTGGTTAAGAGACTGTTTGTTAATGAATCCAATCCTCCATCTGGTTATTCTGGTATTTCCACCTCTGATGATGGATTTGGTGACTTTAGTTGGGGTAGGATTGATATTAAATCAAGGGCTAGATCTGTTTCTTATACATCATATAATTCAACTTTGGTTGGACTTACTACATCAACTAGGATTGTTAGATCCAATTCACTGAAGTCTAAAAATTATACAGATAATTCCTAATAAATAAAGAAAAACCTGCGTCAAATGGCTGCCATTATAACGGATCAGATTAGAATATTAAACGCAAAGAATTTTGTTGCTGATATTAACAATACCAGCAACTCTTACTATTCTTTCGTTGGTTTGACTAATCCTTCAGATTATCAAAGTGATTGGGATACTGATCCTCCTGCACCTAAGGATAATTTCAATCAAGAGAATGACTATTGGGATACAATGGTCGCTCTTAAGAAAATTGGCACTTCAGATGCAAAACAAGTAGTTCCAAAAAGAACATGGACTTCTGGAACCACTTATGACATGTATCGTCATGATTATAGTCGAACCAATACTGCAAAAGTATCTGGTTCAACTTCACTATATCTTGCAAGTTACTTTGTGATTAATAGTGACTATCGAGTTTATATGTGTTTGCAGAATGGAATGGATCCAGACAATCCAACTGGTAGACCATCTCTAGATGAACCAACGTTCGTTGATTTAGAACCAAGAAGCGCAGGAAATAGTGGTGACGGTTATATCTGGAAATATCTCTATACTATTAGACCTAGAGACGTTGTAAAGTTTGAGTCAACTGAGTACATGCCAGTTCCAGCAGACTGGTCTACCTCGACTGATACTGCAGCAGTTAGAGATAATGCTGTTGATGGTGGCATTAAAATTGTAACGATTACTAATCGTGGTGTTGGACTAGGTACAGCAAACTCAACATATACAGGAGTTCCTATCAGGGGAGATGGAACTGGTGCAGAATGTACTATTGTTATCAACGGTAACCAACAAGTAGGTCAAGTTATTGTTTCTAGTCAAGGATCTGGATACACATATGGAAATGTTGATCTAGTTGCTGGAGGAGTTCCCACTGGAAGCACTAGACCTACTTTTGATGTTATCATTCCACCTCAAGGTGGTCATGGAGCAGACATTTATAGAGAACTTGGTGCATATAACGTCCTTCTTTATTCTAGAATTGAAAATGATAACGAAAATCCAGATTTTATTACCGGTAATCAAATTTCTAGAATTGGAGTGGTTGTAAATCCAGAACAATTTGGATCTACTTCAGTATTAAATTCTGATAAAGCATCTGCCGTTGGTGCTCTTAAATTAGTTGGAACTGGATATAGCACAGCAACTTTTACAGCAGACTCTTATTTTACTCAAACAGTTTCTACTGGAACAACAGCAGTAGGAAGAGTTGTAAATTATAATCAAACTACTGGTGTTCTGAAGTTTTGGCAAGATAGAAGTCTTTCTGGATTTAACACCGTTGGAACTGCACAAACTCAACCCACATATGGGTTTGATCTTACAGAATTTACATCTTCACCTGGATCAGGTGGAAGTTTGACTATTACTCCGTCAACAGGTTCTAACTTAGGTATTGATACTAACTTCACGGGTATATCTACTGTAATAAATAATCGTACATACTATCTTGGTCAGACTTTTACGAGTGGTATTGCCAATCCTGAGGTCAAAAAGCACTCCGGTAATATTATTTACGTTGACAATAGACCATCTATAACAAGATCGTCAAACCAAAAGGAAGACATAAAAGTTATTTTGCAGTTCTAAAGAATTATGCCACAGCAGACGAATCTCAACGTAGCGCCATATTTTGACGACTTTGATCCCGCTAACGATTACCACAAGGTATTATTCAAACCAGGTTATCCTGTGCAGGCAAGGGAACTAACTTCCCTTCAGTCTATTCTGCAAAATCAAGTTGAAAAGTTTGGTCAACACTTCTTCAAAGAAGGTGCTAAAGTAATTCCTGGAAACACGTCATATTCTAGATTATACTATGCAATTCAGTTAGATAATAACTTCCAAGGGGTTCCTGTGTCTGCATATGCAGATCAGTTAATTGGAACAACGATCACGGGAGTAAGATCTGGTATAACTGCTTCTGTTGATAGTATTCTTTTACCAGAAGATTCTGAAAATGGCAATTTAACACTTTATATTAGTTACATTGGATCTAGCACCACAAATAATTCATCTCAGACTTTCTTTAATGCTGAAAACTTAACTTGTAATGAAGTTATAATTTCAGGTTTACTTGGTAATAGCACTATTCCTGCTGGAGCTCCTTTTGCAACTACCATAGCAACTAATGCAGCTGCCACCGGATCTGCATTTCAAATTGATAGTGGAGTTTACTTTATTCGCGGTAACTTTATTAATGTCAATAGAGAAACCCTAGTTTTAGATCAATACGGAAACACTCCAAGTTACAGAATTGGTTTCTTTGTAGATGAAGAAATTGTAACTGCAGATTTAGATGAAGAACTTAATGATAATTCTCAAGGTTATAATAACTACGCTGCTCCAGGAGCAGATAGACTTAGAATTAGTGTAAGTTTATTTAAAAAACCTTTAGATGATCTTGCAGATGATAATTTTATTTTACTTGCTACTGTAATCGACGGAGTTCTTCAAGAAACTAAAAATAGAAGAGGCGATCTTGGTGGTGGTCCTGGATATCTTGACATCAGAGATATGATGGCAAGAAGAACTTTTGATGAATCTGGTCATTACTATGTAAAACCATTTGATGTTAGTATAGCAGAATCTTTAGATGATGGACTTGGTAATAATGGAATTTTCAATGTTGGACAATTTACTCCTGGAGGATCAACTCCCAGTGATGCCGTTGCACTTTATAAAGTTTCTCCAGGAAAAGCATATGTAAAGGGATATGAAATTGAAACTTTAAAGCCAACGTTCCTTGATGTTGATAAACCAAGAACAACTAGAACAATAGCAGATCAAAATTTTCTTTATAATACTGGTCCAACATTTAAAGTCAATAGTGTTTACAGATCACCTACAGTTGGAGTTGGTAACACTTTTGTCGTAAGTTTACGAGATCAAAGAGTTGGTGTCAATTCTGAAACTGCACCTGGAAAAGAAATTGGTCTTGCAAGAGTCTATGATTTTAGATTAGAATCTGGAACTTATGACGCTACAAATGCTAATTTAAACCAGTGGGATCTTGCCCTTTATGATGTAGAAACAACCACTGAAATTGCTTTAAACCAGTCTCATACTCTTAGTGTGCCTACTTTTGTAAAAGGAAATTCTAGTGGGGCAACAGGTTTTATTAGATATGCTGTTAATGCTGGAACTGCAGTTACTGTATATGATACAAATGGCATATTCGTTCCAAATGAAAGACTTTCCTTCAATGGAATTGAAAATGGTAGAATTGCGATTGCTGTTACTGCAAACTCCATTTCCAATGTAAAATCGATATATGCAACCTCTAATACTCTCGATCTTGCAGATGGAATAACGGGTATTAATACTTTTAGTGCTAATGTAATTCAATCTGTAAAAGCCAGTGTAGGTATTGCAACCATTAGTCCTCTCTCTGGCGGAGTTAGCACGGTAACAAGTCCAAATAACCTGTTCCCAGGAAATGTAAAAGAAAATGATCTCATTAGATATACAGATACAACCGCAGGATTAACTCCAGATCCTATTGTTGCTAGAGTTGTAAGCGTTGGTACTACAACAATTAGTGTTGAAGGTGTAGCAACTGTTTCCGGAATTGCAAGTGGATTCTTACCATCCTCAACTTTAAGTGTAACAGATTTAACTGTTCTTTCAACTCAACTTGCATCTTCTTCCGATAGCACTCTTTATACCCCATTACCCAAAACAAATATTTCTGCATTTGATTCTTCTGAAGCGATTATCACTATTAGAAAATCCTTTACCGTAAATATTTCTTCAAATCAACTTACTACTGCAGTTTTAGCAGGTGACAATGAAACATTTTTACCTTTACTGCCGAAAGATATCTGTTGGTAAGATCTGATGGAACTACTGAAGAATTAACTGGAGATAGATTTGAACTTTCTGGAGATGCAAAATCTCTTCAGATTAGAAATCTTGGAACTGACAATGTTGGAGCAACTTTGATTGCTAGTTTAAGAAAAACTAACATAAAATCAAAAGTAAAAATTAAAAACAGAATTAAAACTCTTGTTGTCAACAAGTCTAGACTTGAAGGATCTGGTATCGGAACAACCACATTAAATAATGGATTAACATATGGTAATTATCCATTCGGAACAAGAGTCGAAGATGAAACAATTTCTTTGAATTCTCCAGATGTTATTGAAATTCATGGAATTTATGAGTCTGCGGATAATGAACCTGCATCTGCACCAAAAACTACTCTTTTAAACATTAATAGTGCTTCAACAACTACAGATGATATTTTAATTGGAGAAAGAATAACAGGTCAAACTAGTGGTTCTGTTGCTATAGTTGCTGAAATTATCAATTCTTCTACAATCTCGTTTATTTACAAAAATGAGTCTGTATTTATTGAAGGAGAAACACTTGAGTTTGAAGAAACTGGTATTTCTGCTAGAGTATCAACTTTAAGTACACCAAGTTTCAACGTATCTTCGAACTATAGATTTAGAACTGGTCAAGAAGAGACTTTCTATAATTATGGAAGTATTAAGAGAAAAGCGGAAAACAGTGCTCCAATAAAACAATTAAAAATATATTGTACTACTGCGTATTTTGATTCTACGGATAATGGAGACATTATAACTGCAGAGTCTTACAAAAACTTTGATTATGGAACAGAAGTAAAACTTGTAAATGGAATTAGGAATACAGACATTATAGATCTTAGACCTAGAGTTTCGGAATTTACTGTGACCGAAGGTTCTAGATCACCTTTAGAATTTATTGGGAGATCTATTAGTGCTGATGGTCAATCAATTCCTAATATTTTAGCATCTGACGAAACTATTAATGCAGATATTTCTTACTATCAGGGTAGGATTGATAGAGTTTATTTAAGTAAAGAGGGAACTTTCCAAGTCATTTATGGAATTCCATCAGATGATCCAGTAAGACCAAATCCAATTGATGATGCAATTGAAATTTGCACCATAGAACTTCCACCATATCTCTATAATACTAGAGATGCCCGATTGGCATTTACAAATTATAAGAGATATCGTATGCAAGATATCAAGAAACTTGAAGATAGAATTAAAGGTCTTGAATATTATACTACACTTTCTTTACTTGAAAAAGAGACTGCAAATTTATTCATTCAAGATGGAGATGGTCTGAATAGATTTAAATCTGGATTCTTCGTTGACAACTTCTCAGGATTCCTTGCTCAAGAAGATCGAATTAAAATCAAAAATTCAATCGATAGAAAATTTGGTGAACTTAGACCATCGCATTATACAAATTCAGTTGACATGACTCTTGGTCCTGTCGTTAATGCTGACCCTGGTGCAGATTCTAGTGTTGCTGCGTTTGATGGTAACAATGTAAGAAAATCAAAAGATATTATTACTCTTGACTATGCTGAAACAGAGTATATTGCTCAGGAATACGCAACTAGATCTGAAAGTGTTACTCCATTTTTGATTAGTTTCTGGAATGGAACTGTAGATTTAACTCCTGCCACGGATAACTGGGTAGATACCTCTCGTATGGAGACTAAAATTATTCAAAATGAAGGTAACTACTCAGCAACATTCGATAAATTGGTAGAAAATGGTGATATTGATGCCCAAACTGGTCTGGGTGATATTATTTGGGATTCATGGGAAACCGAATGGTCTGGTGTTATTAATGAAGAAGAAAGTACCAAAGAAAGATTCATTAGTGGTGGGGCAGACAGAGTTGATGAACAAGGACCTGGTGGAAGATCTAGAACTAGTACATCAACTAGAACTATAACTGATAAGACAGTTGAAGAAACTTATATAACCAAAACCGAAGAAGGAACTAAGTCTAGAAGTGGAACTAAAACAGTTATTACTGAGGTATTTGATAGACAAGACTTCGGAGACAGAGTTGTTAGCAGAGATCTCATAAAAACTATGAGATCCAGAAATGTTGAATTTGTTGGTAAGAGGTTAAAACCTCTGACAAGAATGTATGCATTCTTCGATGGAAAAGACGTTACGAAATTCTGTGTTCCCAAACTTCTTGAAATTACTATGAATTCTGGAACTTTCCAGGTTGGTGAGACTGTAGAAGGCACGATGCAAAGCACTGGTCTTTCTGAAGAATCTAATGAAACTTCTCCTAAGATCACATTTAGAGTTGCACAATCAAATCACAGAGAGGGTGCATATGATTCTCCGACTAAAACTTTCCGCGAAAACCCATATACTAATCGTCCTCTATCTAATGCATATTCGTCTACTTCAAATATTCTGAATGTCGATACTCTTTCTTTGGCTGAGCAGGCGAAGGGAGACTTCTATGGATATGTTCAAACTGGAATGAAGTTTATTGGAAAGACTAGTAAGGCAGAAGCAACTTTAGAAAACGTCAGATTGATTTCGGATATTTCTTCTACTTTAATCGGTAGTTATTATATCCCTGATCCAGAAAATACTAATTTCCCCAAATTTGAAACGGGAACTAAAATATTTACTTTGATAAATGATCCCGACAATAATCCAGATTTGGCATCTACAATTGCCGAAGATACGTTTATTTCTGCCGGAACTTTAGAGAAAGTTCAACAGACAATTCTTTCTGTTAGAAATGCAAAGGTAGAAAAGAAACAAGAATTCCAAGAAGAATCGGTCAATAGAGATCTTGGGACTTCGTTAGTTTCTACTGAAACCATTAGTGAAACTCAAAGGACTCAAACAGTTGTTACTTGGTATGATCCTCTTGCACAATCCTTCTTAGTTAAAGATGAAACTGGGGTTTTCCTTACTAGTTGTGACGTTTTCTTTAGAACGGTTGACGATGGAGATGTTCCATGCGTTTTCCAATTGAGATCCATGGAAAATGGAACACCTACAACTAAGATTCTTCCTGGTTCTGAAATTATCTTAGATCCTTCTGATATTCAAACTTCTTCTGACGGATCAATTGCTACTAATATTAAATTTAAGTACCCAATTTATGTTGAGGGTGGGCAGGAATATGCAATCGCATTGGCATCAAACTCAACAAAATATTCGGTCTATATCTCCAGAATTGGAGAAAATGATTTACTTACAGATACGTTTATTTCCAGTCAACCTTACCTTGGGTCTCTGTTCAAGTCACAGAACAATACTACTTGGGAACCAAGTCAGTGGGAAGATCTCAAGTTTGTTCTATACAGAGCAGATTTCCTTAATAGCGGTAGTGTTGAATTCTACAGTCCAGATCTTAAACAAGGAAATGCTCAGATTGCTAAGTTAATTCCTGATCCTTTGAGCATCGAATCTAAAACAATTAGAGTTGGACTTGGAACTACTGTATCTGACTCTGGATACGTAATTGGAAATACTTTCTTCCAAGATGGAACAAATGCTACTGGTGACTTGGTTGGAACTGCAGGATCAGTGACAGGAACTTTGACAGTATCTAATGCTGGTCTTGGATATACCCCTGCTGATGGATCTTACACCTTTACTGGGGTAAATCTGGTTACTATTACTGGAAACGGTAGAGGAGCAACTGCAGATATTAGTATTCTTAACGGAAGTGTAGTTTCTAGTGGAGCAACTATCGTATCTGGTGGTTCTGGATATCAAGTTGGTGATGTTCTCGGAATTACTACCATTGGTATTGCTACGATGGGTAGAAATGCGAGACTTACCATAACTGGTATTGGTCACACTAATGAACTTATTTTAGATAATGTTCAGGGCAATTTTGTAGTGGGAACTGGCAAATCACTTAATTACTTTAACAGTGTTGGAGCTGCTAAGACATTAAACAATGACCTTCCTGGTGCTCCTGGTGGAGATGTTCAAATTGATACTATTAACGTCATTAGCGATGGATTGCACATCAATGTCAGACATAAAAATCATGGTATGTACTTTGCTGACAACAGAGTCAGAATTTCTGGTATAAGACCAGACGTTAAACCAACCACCCTTACTGCAGCATATCCATCAGACTCTACGTCTGGAATTACTGTTGGTCTTGGTGCAACTTTCTCTACTTTTGAAAATGTTGGTGTTGGAACTACTAATGTGGGTCTGTTGTTAATTGGTGATGAAATTATTGAATATACTAGTGTTACGGGAAATACCGTTGGTGGAGATATTGTTAGAGGACCAAATCCAAGATCGTATCCAGTTGGAACACCAGTTTACAAATATGAATTAGGTGGAGTAAGTCTCAATCGTATTAATAAAACTCATGATATGAATGATGTGACTGAGGCAGATCCATTTACGTTTGATTCCTACAAGATCAAACTTGACATGAGTGCAAATACAGGAACTTCAAGAGAAACTGATGTTGGATTCCCACAACTCTTCATCAACCGTTCTAAAACTACTGGAGGAACTAAGGTAAGAGCAACACAGAATATGCCATTTGAATTGATTACTCCTAATGTCTCTAATATAACGGTTCCTGGAACTAATATTACAGGTGAAATTAGAACAGTTACATCCACTAGTTTTAGTGGAAATGAACCTGCATACCAAGATGCTGGATTTGAAGACATTACCATTAATCAAAAGAATTATTTTGAAACTCCTAGAATGATTGCATCTAAAGTAAATGAAGATGCAAAACTAAGCACACTTCCTGGAAATAAATCCATGAATATGAGATTGTTCTTGACTTCAGTGGATTCCAGATTGTCTCCCGTTATTGATAGTCAAAGAGTAAGTGCAGTTCTTACTTCAAATAGAGTTAATGATGTCATTGGTAATTATGCAACTGATCCTAGAGTAGATAGTATTTTTGAAGATCCAACAGCATGTCAGTATATTTCTAAAGAAATTGTATTGGAAAATCCTGCATCTTCCTTACAAATCTTATTTGCTGCACATGTAAACGTTGAGGCAGACATTAGAGCATTCTACGCAGTAGGAAACAAACCTGGAGTTGAACCCATCTTCTCACCATTCCCAGGTTATTCTAATCTTAATACTAGAGGACAAGTTATCGATCCTGCAAACAATAATGGACAACCCGATTCTTTGATTGTCAAATCTAATAATTTAGTTCATGAATCTCGCAATGCAAACTTTAAAGATTACACGTTCTCTATTGATAATCTGCCATCATTCAGAACATATAGAATTAAGATCAGTTTGACATCTAGAACGCAATGTTATGTTCCTAGAATTAGAGATTTGAGAGTAATTGCATTAGCTTGATATGGATTTTTACGAATTAAAAGGCAATAAGGATCTCGCAAGAGATCCTTCCACCGGTGCAATAGTAAATGTGAATGGATTAAACTATTCTCAATATCTTTCCACCCGTGAAGTGAAAAGTAAAAAGAATGAAAAATTACAGACAGTTGAGCAAGACCTTGCTAATGTAAAGGATGAACTTAACGAGATCAAATCTTTACTAAAGGAGTTATTAAATGGATCCCGATCAAATTGAACTAACAAATTTATCCAAAAGTTTTGCATATCAAAAGATTGCAACTGAGATAGATAGTTGTGATGATCGCAATATACTAAAAAATATTGCCAAGTCTTTTTGTAAACTATATTACAAACAGCAAGAAACCATGCAAGTAATAGGTATTCCAGATGGCAACTAAAAACATTACTTTTGATCCCGATTCGGGAGTTCCATATGGTTTAAATTTAACGATGTATGGTGGATCAGATTTTGAGGTTAATTTGAATGTAAAGACAACCTCAAGTGCCGCCTTTGATTTAACTGGATACAGTGGATCAGCAGCAATGTCTAAAAGTGTTGCTGTTGGAGCTACTCTTGGAATTACTTCATCCTTTACTGTTGGGTTTACCAGTGCATATGACGGTAAAATGAAAATTTCTTTGGGTTCTACTGATACTAGAGCAACTAAGGAAGGAAGATATGTATATGATATTTTAGTTTCTGCGGGAGGAACTTACTACACTCTCGCAAACGGAAACGTATATGTTTACAATCCAGTTTCATCCGCACCCTAAATACACTTAGGAAACTTGTGAATAAATGGCACAACCAGCAAGTAGAGCAGATTTAATTAATTACTGTAAGAGGCAATTGGGAGCACCTGTGCTCGAAATCAATGTTGCCGATGAGCAAGTAGATGACTTGGTGGATGATGCACTTCAATATTTTCATGAGAGACATTTTGATGGAGTCACTCAGACATTTTTAAAATATAAAGTAACACAAGACGATATTGATAGAGGAAGAGCAAGAGGAGGAAATTCTACAGTAGGTATAGTTACAACGACAGCGAGCGCCACTATTGCTGGAATTTCCACCACATTTTCCTTTGAAGAAAATAGTAATTATTTACAAGTTCCTCCTTCAGTCATAGGAGTAACTAAAATATTCAGATTTGATGGATCCAACACTGTAACAAATAACATGTTTAGTGTTAAATATCAGTTGTTTTTGAATGATATTTACTATTGGGGTTCTACAGAACTTTTAACATATGCAATGACTAAGACGTATTTGGAAGATATTGATTTTCTTCTGAATACCGAAAAAATGATCAGATTTAATCAAAGATCTGATAGATTATATCTTGATGTTGATTGGGGATCAGTTAACGTTGGAGATTATTTTATAATTGATTGTTATCGTCTTTTAGATCCTAATGATTTTAGTAGAGTGTGGAATGATTCATTCCTAAAGAAATATACTACTGCTTTGATAAAAAGACAGTGGGGTCAAAATTTAATTAAATTCCAAGGAGTTAAACTTCCTGGCGGAATTGAATTGAACGGAAGACAAATTTATGATGATGCTGAAAAAGAATTAGAAATAATTAGAGAGCATATGTCAAATACTTATGAACTTCCACCTTTAGATATGATAGGATAAGATTATGCTCAATCCATTTTTCACACAAGGAACGACTGGTGAGCAAAATCTTGTTCAAGATTTAATTAATGAACAGTTGAGAATGTATGGGGTGGATATTTTCTATCTCCCTAGAAAGTATTTAACTGAAAACACCATTATCAGAGAAGTAGTCCAGTCTAAATTTGACATGGCACTTCCATTAGAGGCGTATGTGGATAATTATGACCAGTATTCTGGTGCAGGTAATATTTTATCTAAGTTTGGAATTGAATCCAAAGATGAAGTTAGATTGATTATATCGAGAGAAAGATTTGAAAATTATATTACCCCTCTAATTGAAGATCAATCAAATATAAAATTATCAACCAGACCCAAAGGTGGAGACTTAATATGGTTTCCCCTTGACGACAGAATTTATGAAATCAAAGACATAGAATACGCTAAACCATATTATCAGTTACAAAATCTTTATGTCTATGAGTTGTATTGCGAACTCTTCAGACTCGAAGATGAAGTTATTGCAACTGGTATTGAGGATATTGACAATAATCTCATCGGAGAAGAATATGATGGTCAAACTAGTGATGGCACAAACACCATTCAAGGACCAACGCAAACACTTACTTTAGTTGGTGCTCCAACAACAGCAACGGCAACAGGCGCAATATTCGATGGCGGCGTAAGATTCTTTACTGTAACAAATAGAGGTGGTGGATATAGTAGCATTCCTACCGTTGGGGTTTCTTCTGCTCCTTCAGGAGGAATAACTGCTGTTGGAATTGCTACTCTAATTGGGGGAATAAACGTTTGTAATCTGAACGCCAATCCAAAAGATCAATCAGTACAAGCTGTTAATGTTGTTAAATCTGGTGCAGGATATACTGTAGCACCCACAATCACGTTTAGTGGTGGTGGTTCTGGAGGAACTGGTGCAGCTGCAACTGCAACTATCGGTGATGGTGTTGTTGGTATTATTACTGTCACCTCTGGTGGTGGCGGATATACAGAAAATCCAGCAATTACATTCACAGGTGTATCTACGGTATCTGCTGCTGCAACAGCAATCGTTAGTGCCGCAGGAACTATTTCTGCTATTCACATAACCAACGCTGGTCTTGGTTATACAGTTGCTCCAGCAATCACGATTGCATCTCCAAGTGGATCTGGATCAGGAACATTCTCCTTTAATGAAATTGTTACTGGATCTGTTAGTGGAACGACAGGAAGAGTTAGAATTTGGAACGCAGAAACAAATGTACTCGAACTTGGTACTGTTGACGGGGAGTTTAGTGTTGGGGAAAACATAGTTGGATCTACTTCTGGTGCTTCTTATGCATTAAGAACTGTTGATGTTAATCCTACAGATGACGGTTTTGCGGATAATATCAACATTGAAAATGAAGCAGATGCTATTTTGGATTTCTCAGAACAGAATCCATTTGGTATGCCCTAAATAAAAACACAAGACTGTGTAAGAACTTGTAGGACTAAACTATGTTTGAATATTTTTACAACGAAATTTTGAGGAGAACCATTATATCTTTTGGTACTCTTTTTAACAATATCAGCATAAAACACCAAGATTCTTCTGATGAAGTTGTTAGTGTTGTAAAAGTTCCTTTGGCTTATGGTCCTACCCAAAAGTTTCTTGCAAGACTAGAGCAGTCTCCTGATCTCAACAAACCCTTTGCAATTACTTTGCCAAGGATGTCATTTGAGTTCACTGGACTCACATATGATCCATCTAGAAAAGTAACGACTACTCAAACGTTTGTTGTAAAAGATCCAGATGATGGGGCAGAGACAAAGAAGTCCTACATGCCTGTTCCTTATAATATGGCATTTGAGTTGAGTATCATGGCTAAACTAAATGATGATGCTCTTCAAATTGTTGAACAAATTCTTCCATATTTTCAACCAGCATATAATCTGTCAGTAGAGTTAGTTGAAGCAATTCAAGAGAAAAGAGATATTCCTGTGGTGTTAGAAAACATCACTATGCAAGATGATTATGAAGGAGATTTTACTTCTAGAAGAGTTCTTCTTTACACTTTAAGATTTACTGCAAAAACATATCTGTTTGGTCCTTCCACCAAGGTATCCAAAGATATCATTAAAAAGGCAACTGTCAGTTATCTTACTGGAACAGATTCCTCAAATACAATCAGAGAATATTCTTACTCTGCAGAACCAAGAGCAATCAAAAATTATACTGGAGATGTTACTACTTTACTCTCCGATGATATCACAGCAAAACAAACCATCTTTGATGTTGATGATGCAAGTGATCTGAGTGCTAGCACATATATCAATATTGGTGATGAAGAGATGTTTATCAAGTCTATCTCTGGAAATAAGTTAACAGTCAAGCGTGGTCAAGATAATACACTTGCAACCACTCACGTTAGAGGAGCAGATGTTAAGAAGATCACTGCTGCCGATAATGCACTTATCGAGACTGGTGATGATTTTGGATTTAGTGGTACATTCTGATGGTTATGACAAAAAAATTCGATAAACTCAACGAGACTTTTAATACCTCGGATGGGGATGTCGTTCAACCAGAAGTTCTTGAAAGTAAAATTGAAAAGGTAAAAGAAGGTGTTGATGAGATAAGAAAAGATTATGATTACACTAGAGGTAATTTATATTCACTTATAGAAAAAGGTCAAGAAGCAATCAACGGTATTCTTGAACTTGCTCAAGAAAGTGAGATGCCTAGAGCATATGAAGTTGCAGGTCAGTTAATTAAAAACGTTGCTGATGCAACTGATAAATTAATGGATCTGCAAAAGAAACTAAAAGAAGTTGAAGCAGAAGAAAAAATTAAAGGACCGTCAACTGTCAATAATGCTCTATTTGTTGGATCTACAGCAGACTTAGCAAAAATGTTAAAAGAGGGACTTAAGGAAGATCCTAAATAGAAAGAAAGGGAGAGAAATCCCGAAGTACAAAGGTTACTAATAAAATGTCTAAGGATTTACCTTCGATGAATGATTTTGAGGAGGACAAGAGTCTTCCTTCAGTAGAAGATTTTATTACAGAAGAGAACGCAGAGGAACTCCCTTCTGTAGAAGATTTTATTGTAGAAGAAGAGATAAAAGAAGAAATTCAGACTATTGAAGATGCTGAAGGAAATACATTTGCAGAAGTAAAGGATATTATACCCCCTTGGCCTGAATTAATTAGAATGATTAATGATGTCAGGGAAGAAATTCCTGACATCCCAGAAGTAAAATATTATGATAAAGAACTTGAAGATCTTGCAGAACAGATCTCTCAACTTCCCGAAGTAAGATATTATGATAGAGAAGTAGAAGCAATATGCGAACAGATTGACTCAGTAAGGGAACAAATTAAAGATCTCCCAGAGGTCAAATATTATGATGAGCAGGTTGATGCTATTGAAGACAGAATTGACAGTCTTCAAACTGATGTAGCAAATCTGCCTGAAGTTAAGTATTATGATGCTGAGATTGAGGCAATTTGCGAAGCAATTGATCAAGTTAAAGAATCAATTCCCACATTTCCAAAGTGGGTTAATGAAATAAATGAAGTCCCTGATTTCTCTTGGATCGGTAAAACTTTCAGTATTATCGACGATGACTTTGTAAAAGTCTCTGATAAAATTGAAGGATTAAGAGGTAAGGTTGAATATGACCTAGGGCAACTATCTGAAGATTTAGAGACAAAGCACTTTAATAATACAGTCAAGATTGATTCCGATATCAAAGATCTTGACAGTAAAGTAAACGTTCGTATTGACGAAGAGAAAGATAAGATTTGGAAAGAACTAAGATCTTCGTCTATGAAGATATGGGAGTATCACAAAGAGTTTAAAGATGATGATCGTAAATTAAAGAAACAAATTCTTGGCGAATATAATAAGTTAAAACAAAGCATTAAAGACGAACTTAAAGAAGTAAGTCAAGAGAGTGTCAAAACTGATGAACTTCTTCTTAAATACTTCACTGAATTAAGAGAGGAGATTACTAATCTCCCTGAAGTAAAATATTATGATAAAGATATTGATTATGTAAAATCTGATATCAAAGGTCTCTATAAGATCATTGAGGATATTAAGTCTTCTCAAAAGAAACTGCAGGAAGAGCAGAAACTTTTAGCAGAGACTAATGTTCCTCTGGATATGGATCCTCCAGATACAAAAAATCCAGATCCACTTACTCCTATTGATCAGAACTTTGTTACTCTTGATCAGTTACAGCAACACTACAAGAGATTTGTAGAAAGAGTACAGTATCAACTCGGATCAATTGGTGGCGGTGGTGCTGGATTCATCAGAGACCTCGATGATGTTGAGTTTGATGGAACAGTAGGCGATAACAAACTTCTCATTTATGATCAATCACGTTCTAAGTGGGTAGGTATTGCCAGCACTGCTTTAGGTGGTGGATCTGGTACAGTTGGTTCTGCTGGAACTTGGTCAACTTCTCCTGCAGGCATTCATACAACAAAAAACGTTGGTGTTGCCACTACTGCAAGATCCGATTATGCACTTTACGTTGGTGGTGATCAGTATGTCGATGGTAATATCACCGTTGGCGGAACGATTACTTATGAAGATGTCAAGAACGTTGACTCTCTCGGAATCGTTACCGCAAGAACTGGTGTTGATGTTTTAGCAGGTGGTATTAATGTCACTGGTGTTTCTACCATCAGTACTGGTGTTGGAACAATTCACGTTGGAGTTGGAACAACAGCACTACTAGTTGATGGTGATGCTAGAGTTACAGGAATTCTTACCGTTGGTAGAGCATCTGTAACTATTGATGGCAATAATAATGAAATAAGAGTTGGTCTGGTTACAATTACCAACTCACAAGTTATACTTGGAGATAATGTTACGATTAATGCGGGTGCAACAGGTATTAACTCTGCCCCCAATGTTCTTTATGTTGCCAAAGATGGAAATGACTCTAACAATGGAACTTCTATTGATAACGCAAAACTGACTATTGCTGGTGCTGTTTCTATTGCTCAGTCTGGTACAACTATTAAAGTTCTTTCTGGAAATTATGTAGAAACTAATCCTATTGAACTTCCAGCATTTACCGCTGTTATTGGTGATGACTTAAGAACAGTAAAAGTTCTACCCAGTACTCCTACTAGTGATATTTTCCATGTCAATAAAGGTTGTAAGGTTTCAAATATCACGTTCTCTGGACACACTGCTCCTGCAGCTGCCATTGCTTTCCCCACAGGAATAGCAACTAACGTTGGTGGTGGTAAATGGAAAGGTCCATATATTCAAAACTGTACTAGTGATACCACCACAGGAACAGGTATCTACATTGATGGTAACTTAGCAGAAAAAACTAAGTCCATGAATGTTGACGCTTTCACTCAATATAATCAAGGTGGTGTTGGTGTTGCAGTTACCAATGAAGGTTATGCACAGTTAGTTTCTGTATTTACTATTTGCTGCGATAAAGCAATTACAGTTCATAAGGGTGGACAAGCGGATCTGGCGAATAGTAACTGTAGTTTTGGAACTCAAGGATTAGTTGCTGATGGTGTCAGTCCTGAACAGTTCACTGGAATTGTAACTGCATCTGCTACAGCAGCACAGGACAATGTAACTATTAATGTAGGAGCAGTAACAACCAGACCTTATGATGGTCAAGTTGTATACTTTGATCAATTATATAAATCCATTGAAACCATTACCGTTGGATCTGGTGGAACAGGATACACTCAAGCTCCAACTGTAACTGTTGATGCTCCAACAGGACTAAATGGAGAAACTGCATCTGCTTTTGCCACTATTGAAAATGGTGCTGTAACTGAAATTTCTATTATTAGTAGTGGAAGTCAGTACACTTCTACACCTTCAATTACTATTTCTGGACCTCAGAGTGGTATCAACACCGCGACTGCAACTGCCAATATGGCAGACACCTATTACACAATAAATAGTGCTACACCCATCGTTTCTGGAATTACTACATTAACACTTGCAGAAAATCTTATTAATACGGTAGGGGTTGGTTCTACAGCATACTTCTTCCAACAAAGTAAAATTGTTGCAAGTTCTCATACGTTTGAATATATTGGTTCTGGTAATACAATTACTTTAGCAACACCAAAACGAGGTGGAGTTACTATTCAAGCAAATGAAGTTGTAAGTCAAAATGGTGGAAGAGTAATATACACCAGCACAGACCAAGCAGGTAACTTTAGAATTGGTGATGATCTTCAGATCAACCAAGCAACAGGAACTATTAGTGGAAGAGCATTTTCCAAGAGTTTGTTCTCAGAAATAACACCCTTTATCTTAGCACTCAGTTAAATGGCACAATTAGCACTTAACAGATTTCAAACTGAAACTGCAATTTTGACTACAGATGATCAAACGATCTACACTGCTCCCGCAGGTTATACTGGAATTATCTTGTATGCTCACATTACCAATTATGGATCTGCAGCAACTACAGTTACATGCAAACATGTAAGATCTGGAACTGAAACAGAAATTATCAATGCTGCGAATGTTCCTGTTAATGATGCATATATTCCTTTGGATGGAAAGTTAGTCCTTGAAACAAATGATTCCTTCACGGCAAGTGCAGGTGCAGGAACAACACTTAAAATTCTTCTTTCAGTCTTGGAGACCGCAAACTAATGCCTAGACTTCTAAGTTCAGTAAACGGTTCAAGTCAAGTAGGTATTTCCAGTGATGGAACTGATTTAGGTAATATGACTCGTTTAAATTTAGAAAGTAATAGAGTTCAATTAGATACTGCTACCGGAGTAGCAACAGTGTTTAGTGATCCACTAACCATTGTTGGTTTATAAATATTACTATGAACTCCTACTAATATGAAGAACGGACGTTGCCCTGCAGGTCAATATTACTGTTATACCAATAAGGAATGTAGACCCATTCCTGCTGGTTTTATGGTGGACCCTAAAGGTATGCTCCGTAAAGAAAATGGTGCGACTATTGATGAAGCAAATAAAAGTGGAGACTCATCACTCCGCGATTGGTTTAGTAAGAGTAAATCATCTGACGGAAAACCTGGTTGGGTTCAGTTAGGTGGTAAATATGCAGGTAAACCCTGTGCTAGACAACCAGGTCAAACCACAAAACCAAAGTGCGGTTCTAGTAAGATGAAACGCAATCTTTCCAAATCAGAGGAAGATGCAGCGTTCCGTCGTAAGAATCGTCAAGATCCGAATCCAGATAGAAAAGGGAAGGCAATTAACGTGAAGACTGAAGAATTTACAACCTTACCTCTTGAAGTTGAGATTCCTAATAACATTAGAGACTTCAATCTTGGACTCATGTTCCGTGAAAGTCTGGATACTAATAGTGGAATGCTGTTCATCTTTGATGAAGTTGCAGAACAGTCCTTCCATATGACGGAAACAAGAATTCCTCTTGACATTGCTTTCATCACAGAGGAAGGTATCATTGAAAGCATCAAAGAATTAGAACCATTTGACGAGAATCCAGTTGCTTCGGATGGAGAAGTACTGTGTGCGTTAGAAGTAAACCGTGGATGGTTCGCAGAAAATAATGTAGAAGTTGGTGATGAAATTGACATTGTAGAAGGCGAAAAAGATGCCTGCTACCATAAAGTCAAGTCACGTTATTCAGTTTGGCCAAGTGCATATGCGTCAGGAGCATTGGTCAAATGTAGAAAAGTTGGTGCGAAGAACTGGGGAAATAAAACCAAAAAAGAAGAATTTGAACTTGATGAAAAGTGCTGGAAAGGTTATGAAAAGAAAGGTATGAAGACCATGTTTGGGAAGAGATATCCTAACTGTGTCAAAAAAGAAGCAGTTGAGTGTAATCACACCGATAATGGAGTTGAATGTCCTGTACATGGAATGTCACCATGCAAATCTGCACCAAAGGGTGGAGATGGTGGAAAACCAGGTGCAGATAAAAACTATGTCAAACCAATGGCAGAAGCAGTGAGACTTCCTGCTAAGACTGGTAATATTATTGCAGCATCTCTTAACTGGAGAGGAAGATATTATATCCTTAGAATGTTCTTCCCACAGACTAACAAACCAACTAAAACTGAAGTACAACTTCAGATAGACAAAGTATATCCTGGCGCAAGAGTACAAAGTTACCACGCGACCGATTATGTCCCAGGACAACCACTACTCCAAGTTGCAGAAGGAGCAGCATGGACTAGGAAAGCAGGAAAAAACAAAGAGGGTGGACTCAACGAAAAAGGCAGAAAGTCTTACGAAAGAGAAAATCCAGGCAGCGACCTTAAGGCACCTTCAAAGAAGGTTGGAAATCCCCGCAGGGCATCCTTTTGCGCCAGAATGAAGGGAATGAAGAAGAAACTCACCTCTTCCAAAACTGCAAACGATCCCGATAGCAGAATCAACAAATCACTTAGAGCTTGGAACTGCTGATATGAAAAGTTTTCAACAATTTATGTCAGAGTCGGTCAATATCTCTGGCGATTTCAACGGAACATTAGTTATCAATAATTCTGAGGAAAACTCAGAACCTATTGGCGAATCTTATTTTGCGGATATTGTTTGGGAAGGAAAAATTTATAGGATGGAATTTGAAGGAAATATAATTTCCAAAAATGATTTAACAGAAGCACTGCAAGGAGAATATCCTGGTGCCATTGTCCATAACATTTATCCAGTATCGGAACAAAAAAGTACTTTAAAAATTAAAAGCACACAAAGATATCAACCAGAAAAATTAACTTGGGGTGAATAGTGAATGGCTCAGTGGAATAAGAATACACAAGATTATTTAAACCAGGAAAGAACACTTCATGAAGTTTTTATG